CATATCTATTGCCGCCTGATGGATCTGGGCGTTGGACAGGCTCTGGCATGGCGCACGGCATCGAGGTGGGAGCGGGTCTATAAAGTATTTTTCCCCCAAAGGGGTCCAGTATGATGCAGTTTTCCGGCCTGGAGACCGCCACCGTTTCCATCATCGGGTCCATTGTCACTGGCGCGGTCGTTCGGGTCTGGATGGGGAGGGGATTTGTCAGCAAGGAGACGTGTACGGTGAATCGGACCACGTGCGACCAGGTGCATAAATCTGCCCAAGGATTGGTGGATTCCCGTATCTCGGGAATTGAGAAGGGGTTGAGTGTTTTGGCCGAAAAGACCTCCAAGGATCAGGCCCAGCAATATCGCATGCTGCGGGCGTTGGTGGTGTACTCGAATATCCCGCCGGAAAAGCAGCAGGAAATCCTGAACGACCGGAGCGAACGATGAACATGGTTCGGATACTGCGCACGTCCACCACCCAGCAAGGCACGCTGGGCGTGATGGTCCTGCCAGGTGGCTGGACCTGCAGGACCATGGAGCTCCCCTGGCGGGAGAACCGGACAAACATCTCCTGTATCCCGGCTGGGGAATATGACTGCGTGGCCGTACCCTCAGTGAAGTATGGCCGGGTCTATTATGTCCAGGATGTCTCTGGGCGAACGGGGATCCTCATTCATTCGGGCAATCTTGCGGGAGATGTCGAGCAGGGGTGGTTGACGCATTCCCACGGCTGCATCCTGCCGGGAAAGTATGACGGGCATTTGGGCAACCAGCTGGCCGTGCTGGTCTCTCGGCCTACGGTCACGGAAATTATGATGCGCATGCAGGGAGATCCTTTCCGGCTGCGCGTGGAGGAGATGTATCGATGATACTGACAAGCCTACTTACCGGCGGCCTCACAGGTGTTCTCGGCTCGCTGTTTACCAACGTGGCCGACATCTGGAAGCGCCACCAGGACCGCAAGCACGAGATCGATTTGAAAAAGCTCGATCTCGAGGCAATGGACAAGGAGTGGGAGTATCGTGCCCGCCAGACCGAGGTCGAAGGGGAAATCCGGCTCAGGGAGTCTGCCGACGATCTGCGCGAGGCGTCCTATGCCAACGACGCGATCAGGTACGCCACGGGCGTGAAAATCAAATCGGCCTGGCTTTCAGCCCTCCTGGTCATGGTGGACGTGGTCCGGGGATTGATCAGGCCCGCGCTGACCGTGTACCTCATCTGGCTGGTCTGGAACACCCGGGCCGAGGTCCGCGCCGTCATCGACGCTGCTGGCGGCGTCCAGGCCACGGATGTGACCACCGCTGTGCAGACATATCGGTCCATCATCGAGATGATCCTCTACCTGGCGGCTACATGCGTGACTTGGTGGTTCGGCACGCGGCCCATACAGCGGGGGAAGTAATGGACATCGCCGACCGCGCATACGTCTCCGAAGTGGGCTACCTGCAGGATTGTCTGTCTGCCGTGCAGGAGATCTCCGACGTCGAGCGTGTCAGTCTGACCCACTGCGAGATCTGCGGGGAGCGCATCCCCGAGGCCCGGCGGGTGGCCGTGCCCGGGGTGCGGTTGTGTATTGAGTGCCAGGAAGAATTGGAGCGGGGGTGGTGATGTACGTCGAGCAGGTACGCGCGGATCTTGATTGCATCTATGACGAAATCGGGAATCCGGCCACGTACAACGGGTCTGATGTGGCCATCTGCGCGTGGCGGGCAAACGGGCTGCAGGACGCCGGAGGGTTTGTCCGCGAAACCGCATCCTGCCGGGTCCGGACCAGCGAGGTGGCGGCAATCAAAAAAGGGTCGGACACGCTGACCTACGGCGGGGCCATGTGGCTCGTGGACGATGTGGAGAGGTCGGACGCGTATGAGCATCTGCTGCTGTTGGTGCGGGAATACGCGGGGCAACTATGAATATCGATCTCAAAGAAGACGGTACCGCCGCTGTCATCGCCGACCTGAAAAAGATCACCGGACCGCTAGGCGAAAAAGCGAGTCAATCAGCCCTCAAGTCCTGCGGCTGGTACATGCAGCAGGCCCTCAAGGACGAAGGCCGTCGCGGATCATCCAGCCGGTGGGGTCGCCTCAATCCGCACACAAAGATCCTCCATCAGACCCACTCGGGCAAGTACATCAAAACCACACGCTGGAAGACCGGCAAGCGCAAGGGCCAGGTGCGTCCCAAGACATCCAGGGCAGGGAAGCCGCTCTCACGGATGGTCAATGCGCCACGGTACGTGGTTACAGGAAACGAGGTTGAAATCGGCTTTGTGGGCAACGCCCGGTCAGCGGCCGGAATGATTTCGTCCATGGCCGTGCCTGCGGGTATCAGGGTGACGCCAAAAATGCGGCGATTCTTTTTTGCCATTGGATTTCCTTTGAAAAAAGAGACTACCTGGCTCTATCGCCGCGCCCGGCCCTGGGTCAGACCTCGCTACGAAAAAGAAAAGGCCGGAATCGGCAAGCGGTACGAGGACAAATTCATCGGCGCCCTGGAGCGCTACGGAGTGAAGTTTGAGTAACCCAACGATCAACACGATTATTGTCGGCCTTGCCGAGGCTATTGGAGCGGACAGCAGCATCGCCGAGTGGGTAGCCGATCATTACGGCGACGACGCCACGCACCACGTACACATCGGCATCGACTACGACCATCCGCCCGTGCCCCAGGAAGACGGTCCGATCATCGAGATTGCGACCGGCAAGCGCAGGCGTGATCTGGATGCCCGCTGCCAGGTCCACCAGGTGCAGCTCGGGACCCTGGTCTATTCGACGGGCTACACGACCGGCACTGACTCAAACGTGCATATCTCCACGGGCGTGGGGTGGGTCAACGACCTGGCGGTGATGGTGGAGCATGCTGCTGTTAAATATTTCCACGATAACCACATCTTGTGGCACACGTCGGACGGGCTGCCTGATTCATCCGGCGGGAACACATATCGTGCGGTCTGGACGGTGGACGTCTCGGTCCGCGACGTGATTGTTTATTAAAAGGAGAACATCATGAAACTAACCCAACGAAGGGTCATCCTCGTCAAAGAGGAGACAACCCGGGGCACCGACGCCACTCCCACGGCCGCAACAGATGCCATTGTGTGCAACACGGCGGCGGTCATGAAGCCGTCCGGGGAAGAAATTGCCCGGAACACCGTGCGCCCGATCTGGTCGTCCCAGGGGCATGTTGTCCACGGCGTTTTCAACACCATCGACATCGAGGTGGAGCTTGCGGGGTCCGGGACACCTGGTACCGCACCTGCATTCGGGCCGTTGCTCAAATGCTGCGCCATGTCCGAGGATGTGGAAACGGACACATCGGTCACCTATGCAAGCGCTACCCAGACTCCTGCAGCGCAAAAGACATGCACGGTTTATTGGTATGAGGACGGGGCGCTGCACAAGATGGTCGGATGTGTCGGCACGATGAATCTATCCGCGCCATCCGGCATCGGGAAGCTTTCGTTTTCCCTGCAGGGCACGTATGTTGCCCCCACGGATACGGCACTTCCGGATGCAGTGTTGTCGAGCGTTGTGCCGCCTGTTGTTGCGGGGATCAGTCTGACAATTGGGTCGTTTACCCCTGTCATCACTGCATTGTCCGTCAGTTTGGGCAACAGTATCGCCAAACGGCAGGACATCAACGATGAAAACGGCATTGCCGGGTTTGTTATCAACGGTCGCGAGGTGACCGGATCGATAGATCCTGAAGCCGCAACCTTTGCCGAGTTTAATCCCTGGGCAGCCTGGAAAGCCGGTACTACTGCGGCCATCTCCGCGACCATAGGCGACACGCCAGGCACCACCTGCGCAACCTCTCTGCCGGTGTGCCAGTACCGTACGCCGAGTTACGGGGACCGCGAGGGTGTCAGGACATATGACCTGACCTTTGTTGCCAGGGATGATGCGGGAGGTCCGGAATTTGTGCTGACGTTTAGCTAGAATCGCCAGGGCGGACCATCCGGCCCGCCCTGACCACATCAGGGGAGGGACAAAAGGAATGAGAGACTTAACAGCAACAAAAAACATCATTGAAATCAAAGACGCCATGGCCGGGGTTGTCCATGAGCTCCACTATCGCACCCCCACGACATCAGAGCGGGTCAAGTTTCGGACCCAGCTGTTCGAGCGGCGGGGCAATAAAATCATCAACCGCGCCCTGGCCACCCAGGAGAAGTTTGGGGCACTTATCCTGGAAGGGTTCAAAAAGGGCACGATCTCCGTGGATGGCAAAGCGATTGCGGCTGATCCCGACGATCCGGATTATTACCCGGAATGGAAAGAATTGATGACAAAGGCCGCCCCGGAGCTGCTTGCGGTTGTCGCCCGCGTGGCCTTTGACGGGGCCGAGGCGGTCCACCGGCCCGACCAGCCGGCAGAGATCGTCATGGAAGAGCTGGAGGAGGATCTGGGGGAATAATCAGCCGCTACGGTCAGAGGTGCACACCGCAGCGGCAGGAGCAATGCAAAAAGGCCAATGGATCGTTTTTCCCGGCATGCTGCGAGGGCTGCCCGGCAAACAATTTCAGGGGATCGATATGGGTAGAGCACTTGTTGTGGATCAGACACATCCGCAGGGGCGGCTACCCGTTTTCGCAGGACGACTTGAGCGTGGAGATGTGGGAAGATTTGGGAACGCTGGATGTGGTGCTTACGGGCAAAGGATCTGGATCAAAACGGTAGACCAGTCGATCCGCACGTCATCCATGTCCGGCTTGTGCGCCTCCCACCACGAATCACTGTGGTCCGATTCGTCGTTACCATCGCTATCTTTGGTATTTGGCACGGTTGAATTTCTCAAGTCCTGCCGGACCGACTCGATAAAAGCCTCCCTGTCTTTACAGGTGGACCCCAGCGCGAGCGGCTCAAGCGACCCGTCAATGCCTGGATGGTCAATTTCGAGCACGTCCACGGCCTGATTGCCAATATTGGGCGCCGGGTGGCTGGCTGCACAACCGGCACACAACATGATCAATACTATCGCAATCGCAACACATCGTCTCATAACGTCAACTCCGTTTTTCCGCACGATATCACATAGCCCCAGGATTGCAAGATATGGCCGAAAATAGAGTCAAAATAACGATCAGCGCGGACGGCAAAAACGCCGAACAGGCTATCGGACGGCTGAACAAGAACCTCAAGGCCACCGAGGGTCAGACAGCGAAGACCGGCAAGGGCATGCGCGAGCTCAAGTCCTCGATGTCTGGCGCGGTCGCAGCAATCGGTGCTCTGGCCGGGGCAGCCGGAATGGGGATGATCATCAGCTCGTCGGTGCGCACAGCTGCGTCATTCGAGACATTGGGGGTCAGCCTTAAAACGGTCACAGGGTCCTCTGCCGCCGCCGAAGAAGCCCTGGCGTGGATCACCGAGTTTACCGCAAAAACCCCTTATCAGCTCGAAAGCGTGGCTGATGGATTTCGTAAGCTCACCGCCTACGGCCTCGATGCGACAAAATATATGGGCACCCTCGGGGACACCGCCTCGGCCATGGGCAAGAGCCTGGACAGTGCGGTCGAGATGTTCGCCGATGCAGCTCAGGGAGAGTTTGAGCGCCTTAAGGAGTTCGGTGTTCGCGCAGCTGTCGAGGG